GCCCAAGTGAGTTGATATCCTTGATCTAAGATAATTCTTCCAGCAGCAACATCAAGTTTTTCCCTTGGAGAAGTACTATTAATACCGACTGAACCACCTGATGTGATAACCATTTTAGATGCTCCAACACCACTTTCAAAATGATGTTCATCTCCTCTTAATGAAAGTTTATTACCACCTTTAGTACCTATTCTTACTTTGGAATCATCTGTGGTATTTACATCCAAAAATGCAAGGAAAGCACCAGAATTGGCAGTGCCTTCAATATTCATAATTCTATTACCACCACCCTTATCTAAGATATGTACAAATCTATCTGGATCATCAGTTCCGATACCAACTGATCCAATCCCTGTGATGCGAAGTCTTTCGGTATATGAAGAAGTACCAGTTCTAAAAATTAAATTACCTTTAGCACCTATACCAATATCAGTACTAGTTCCATTAAATGCACTATCGTTTGCAAAGACACCTCTTTGAGTTCCCTGAACAAATAACATCAATCCACCATTAACATTAGTATCTGCTCTGAAATAACCATCACCAGTTGTTGCTGTTAAATGAACTTTTTGTTGAGGATCAGCAGTTCCGATACCAACATTACCACCATTAAAATATGAATCTCCTGCAGAATTTAATTTTACTCTTGTTACACCAGCATTCTGATTAATGTCTATGTATCCATTATTTGATCCATCATTTGCAAGATATATTAATCCAACTCCAGAATCACTACGAGTTTTGAGAATTGTTCCCCGAACTGTGAGCATTTTATTAGGATTGGTAGTTCCGATACCAACTTTACCATCCTTTGTGATGCGAAGTCTTTCTTCAAAACTTGATCCACTCCAATTAGAGATTACAACATCTGTTCCATGATTTGCAGCAGTGGTTACAGCTTTTATTTGTGCATTACCATCATCAGCATCATAAGTGGAATTTTCTAAACCAAAATTAAGTGCTGCTTCATTACCTATGCCATTAGCACCACCGCTCGCATAATTTACAATACTAATTTCACCACCTCTACCACCTTGATTATCTTTTCTTACAACCAAGGTTGATGCTGGAACAGTTTCTCCGATACCAACATTACCATCTGATATAATACTAAGTCTTTCTGTTGCATCTAAGGCTTGTAATCTATGAGTAGCACTTCTATACAATAAATCACCTGTAGCATTGTTTATAATGCTATCATTAGAATCGTGAACAAGAACAAAGTCTCCATTAGTAGCATTTCCAAGTTGTATCTGTACATTATCACGTAAATTTATTTCATTTATAAATGTGGAAGTTGCATTAACAGTTAAAGTATCACTAGAATCACTACCTAAAGTTGTATTTCCATTTACAGTTAAATCATCATCTATCGTTAGACTTCCAGATGGAGTTATAGATCCCTCTATATTTGCATAAACTTTGTTAGCGTATATATTATCCCACTTAGCATTACTTGCTCCAATATCTTGTCCAGTTCCACCTCTTAATAAATCACCATCAGAGTTGATGTTAAGTTTTTCTGAATCACTTATCTTAAATGAGAGAGATTCACCAGAACCTAAATCACCACCATTATCAACATTTATTTCAAAAGAACCATTATTGCTTTGTAGAGTTGTGGAATGAGTATCATCTTTAAATATGATACCAGCACCAGCATCACCACTTTCAAATTTTGCTACTAAATTTTCTGTGGCATGATATACGTGAAGTCTTTCTGATGGATTCGTGGTTCCGATACCTGCTTTGCCACCATCAAGTGTCAAATTAACACTTCCACCAGAAGTTATAAATCTAAATGATTCAGTAGAATGTATATATTGTATTTGACCTCTAGCTTCTGATGCAGTTTGTCCAAAAAATAATCCAGCATAACCTGAAGACTTAGACATTATTGATAATACTGTTCCACTAGAATTATCACCCTCAATTATCGCAGATGTTCTTGCATTATATGATCCAGTAAATCCTGAACCACCTCCATTTTGTACATGAAGTGCTGTTTGTGGATCATCAGTTCTAATACCTACAAAACCATCTGATGTGATGCGAAGTTGTTCTTCTGCTGCAGTATGGAACCGCATTGAATCACCATTATGTGCATATTTAATATTTCCTCGATAAGTGGCATCTCCAGTTATTCCATCAGCAAAGAATATATTACTATCACTACTAGTTCCTGCAGCAATAGTTAATCCAGTATTTCCAGTGCTATACAATGCTAGTTTTACGGCACCACCATAATTTGTTTGATCAACAGTTCCAATACCTAGACCACCACCAGTGAAATAAGATTTACCATTACCAGTTATTTGTACAGTTCTTGTTCCATCAGCTTTTTGAATGTTTATAAAACCTGTAACAGTTCCTGTTCCTATATCAACTTGTGAACTAGCACTTGCTTCTTGAACAGAAATTATAGGATCATTCCCATATAAAGTCAGTTCTTGAGTGGGATTATTAGTTCCAATACCGAATTTACCATCCTTATAAACTAAACCTGTACTATCAACTTCTACACCATCATAACCATCAGTTGCACTACCAAAATGAATATAATGAGTTCCTGAACCTGTTGTATCATCAGTTATGTCAATAGTATCTGCTTTACCAATTGAAACACCAGTATCAATCGTTCCTTTAAATGTTCCATAATATTCTTGTGCATCAACTCTTCCTCTATAACTTGCTGAAAAAGCTAATGTACTACTATTATTAAAAATTGATATTGCTTTATTTGTATCTGTTTCCTGAGATGAAGTTGAACTAACTGCGATTCCAGTGGGAGTTTCTGTACTAAAAATTTCTAGATCATACCTTGGGGTGGTTTGACCAATACCTATTTTATCTGCATTTACTATGACTCTACTATCATCTATGATAGTTGAGCCTGATATTTTAATTGCCATCTACCGTCTTCGTGTTCCCACTGGGTAATTTCTTTTATTTATCAATAAGACCTCTCAATTCTTCAATTTGTTTCTGTTGGTCTTTAACAACCTCAATTAATAATCCAATCAATCCATTATAATTTACAGATTTTGGATCATTATTACTTACAATTTCTGGTAATACACTTTGAACATTATCAGCAATTACACCAAGAGATGGTTTATTATCTGACTTCCAATTAAATGATACACCATCAATCTTTTTAATTTTTTCAATTGGATCTTGAATAATTTGAATATTTGTTTTGACTTTTCGATCTGAAAGTGAATCAAAATTAGTTGCTGCGACGGTTCCAGCAACCTCCAATTTATATTGTGGAATTTCACTTCCAATACCAATATTACCACCTGATAATATGGTAAGTTTATTTGTCGGAACAGTGGCACCATCAGGTGTTGTTGCAAACTTCAAACTTCCAGGAAAATCACTTCCACCCGTAGTATCGTCAGTAAACGCAGTAATATTTGCAAAATCTCCTCTTTGATCAGCAAAAACGAGAGTTCCAATTGTAGACTCATGAAGAACAGAAGATTGTGCTTGTATGGTTAAAACACCATATCCTGATGTAGAATTATTATTTCCACTCACTATCAATCTACTGTATTGTGACTGTGTACCCACTGCAGTAGTAGTTCCCATTCCGACTAGTCCATCATGACGGATATTCATTCTTTCTTTAGGAGAAGCTAAACCATCAGGAGATGTGTCAAAAAACAGTGAGGTAGGTATGTCATGCTCATCATCATGAGTTACATTACCCGTTACTTGAGCTCTAATTCTTGCACCTGTATTTGCCAGGTCACCACCACCTGCTGATTCGTCGGCACCATTGAATCGAATTGCTCCAAGTTCATCACCTAATTGAACTGCAGTGTTGGTACCTTTCGTTGAACTTCTTGATTTAGCAAAAATCAAACTTCCTGCGCCGTCATCATTTGAATATCTGATGATTGAAATTCCACATGAGAGTCCTGTGCCAACGACTTGTAATTGAGAATCAGCATGACCCACCACTCCTCCGACTGAAGTTCCAACCTCTCTTCCAACAAGAACTCTATCTTGGAAATTAACATTATCATAAAATGTCGAAATTCCTGTTACAGTTATACCTGCACCAAGAACTTGAATTCCATTTTGAGCTGTGATAATTCCAACCGCATCAATATTTGTTACATCTTCGTATGTTAATTCACCAGTAACCTCAAGATCACCAGTGACTTTTGCACCACTAGAATTGATGCGGAATTTTTCAGTTGTATTTCCAAATATTAAATCATCTCCATTAATTGATATATTTGCTTCTTGCGTTCCATCTTGAAAGAAGTTAATTAAATTTCCATCATCACCAGTTCGATTTATTTCAAGAGGTGTTCCACTTGCTCTTGTTATATTAACAGAATCACCCTTTCTTGCTGTAAATCCTGCATTTGCTCTATCGAAATCAGCACCAGTTGTTGTTACATCACCATTTGTGTGCATGCGAAGTCTTTCTGTTATATCTCCACTAGTATTTTTGGTGGATAATATCATTACTCCACCACCAACTGATTCAGATACCTGAATACGACCACAAGACTCAACCTGATTAGCTTTGAGATCTATTGCAGAATTATTAGAAATATTTAAAAAATTTACTCCAGATTTATCATTCATATGAACATCAAATTTTGATGTTGGATCGTCAGTTCCGATACCGACATCACCATCTGAGTCAATAATGAATTTTTCAACTGCATTTACAGAGAATTTTAACTTATTTTGAGAATGATCATAAACTATTCCTCCTCTCTTTCTATCGTCTCCTGAATTTCCATCTGCAAAATATATCTGCCCTAAAGTTCCATCACTATAGATGGTCATTCCACGACTACCACCACCATCACCAACAACAAATTTATTTGTAACAAAATCATCAGGAAGTGATCCACCTATTCCAACATTACCAAAAGTTGTAACACCAACAAAAGTGCTAATACCAGTTACCTTAAGATTACCATCAACGACTAAATCACCATCAGGAACAATATCTCCCTGAAATGATCCAAAAACTTGTCTAGCAGTTAGAATACCAACTGCCAATGTTGCATTATTATTTACAACAGCACTGATGCCAGTAGGATTAATAGTTCCGATACCAACGTCACCAGATGATGTTAATCTAAATCTTTCTGTTGGAACAATATCTTGTGTATTTCCAACAGAAGCTTGTGGATTAGTAAATATTTTATATGTTCCTCCAGCATATTCATGCATTTGAGATCCACTATACTTACCCTGTGTGTATCCATATGCTGATGCAGAGTATCTGTAAACTCTGAGATTATGAGTAAGTGCATGATGCCTAGCTAATGAATTTTCAAATTCAAAAATTTGCAATGCTCTATCGTTTGTAGCATTATTTCGATCTATTCTAATTGCTTCGGATACACCAAAAGTAGGATTTGGATTTGGTTTAATTGTTAATTTTCCACTAGTTCCGATACCAACATCACCATTAAAAGTAGCATCACCATCACCATCAATTTCAAATTTCAATTCATTGGTGCTTCCATTATTGGATCTCGCCTGAATTAATGGATTACCTCCAAATTGAGTCTTTCTATAAACTTGAAGTTGTGCTGTTGGATCATCAGTTCCGATACCAATTTTTCCATCTGATGCGATGCGAAGTCTTTCTGTTGCTGCAGTATGAAATCTATGTTCTCCTTTTCCACCAGAAGTTGACCCACCAGCATTATAGTTTAAGTCATAGCTACCACCAACATGAAGTCCATAATGATTATTTGTATCATTATATAAAGAAAATCTTGTTGCGGTTCCTGACGTATATGAACTATATAAATTTGAAAGTTGAATGACTCCAGTGGATGTGATGCGAAATCTTTCAGAACCAGCAGTTTCAATTGCAATTTCTTCTTCGGTAGGAAAGTGCATCCGAGTGCCTTCATCACCTATGTGAAAAATTGATTTACCAATTCCTATACCCGAATTAAAATCAACATCATCAAAGAATGTAGATACACCAACCACTGATACTCCAGCTCCAATCACATTAATTCCATTTTGAGCTGTGATGACTCCAACTGAATTTACATCTGCTACAGTGCTATATGTTACAGCTCCATTAACGTCCAAATCTCCCTCAATAGTCGTCTTCGTTGATGTAATACCAATGACAGTGACTCCACCTGCTCTCATAGAGAGTGTATCATTATTATGATTATAAGTAATCGCACCAACATCAGTGTCATCTGGATCAGCAAATTTTATTCTTGCTTGTTCATCATTTGGAGATAAGAAAGAAACACCAGGATCTGTATCCGATTCGATTACAATATCATTTGCATCACTGTCAGCAGTTACGTTACCAGCAGAACCTTTAAATACATGTAATTTACCATCTGGATCATTAGTTCCGATACCGACATTACCAGTGCTTGCTTCGATGCGAACTTTTTCATTGGTATCCGCATTTCCACCTGGTGAAAGAACAAGATCTTCAGCAGAATATGTTCTCAAAGCCCAAACTGGATTTGATGCTGCTACATCAGAGCACTGAACTGCAAAACCACCACCACCACTGGTTCTGGACATGATTGTATCTACGACTGTTCCAGTTCCAGTTTTATAAACGTCGAGTTGTGCATTAGGATTATTAGTTCCGATACCAACTCTACCTGCTGATGTGATACGAACTTTTTCACTTCTTGTATTTGATCCAGTACAGAAAGATATACCATCAAAAGCATTGATACTTAATCCATCTTTATTTGCACCACTATGGTCATATGCAAGAATTGATATGTTATATGAATTATCATCTGCAACTGTGAATCCTGGTCTGAAAAAGAGACCATGATCACCAGAAGTATTGAATGCGTCTACAAGTATACTTCCTCCTCTAATATCTAATTTAGTACCTGGATCATTAGTTCCGATACCAACATCACCACCTGACTCGATAGTCAAAGCATCATACTGAGGATCAGCACCTGAGTTACGAATTTTAAAATTACCACCTTGATTTCTTATCTGATAATGATTATATGAACCACTATCATCTCTCAATACAATTTTAGCAGCATCATCTGTTGTATTTCTAACTAATATTCTTCCATCATAAACTTCTAATTTTTGTGATGGATTAGTAGTTCCGATACCAATTTTTCCATCTGATGCGATGCGAAGTTTTTCTTGATTTCCACTCGTGGAAAATCTCATATAGTTATCACTGTGATCATAAGTAATGGTTCCCATTCTATTTCCAACACCAGTGGTTGATGTGTCAGCAAAGAAAATATTTCCAGTGTTTGCAGTTCCTGAGAAAATCGTTAATCCTCTGTTACCACTTGTATCTCCAATAATTAACTCATCAGCAGAAGAATTAGTAGTTAAATCAGTATTATCAATTCTTACTTGTCCATTAAAAGTAGAAACACCAGTAACAGATAACCCACCTGAAGTGGCTCTAAAACCTTTTCCTGCAGTGACAATACCAATTGAATCAACGTTTGTTACGTCTTCATATGTTAATGTACCACCAATTGATACACTCTGATCAAAGGTAGCTATTCCAGTAACAAGTAAATTTTTTGTTGATGTAACTCCAGTAACATTTAAAATATCAAGACCTAGTGTCTCCTGAATGGAAGTGACCTTTCCAAATATTTGATTTGCAGTGAGTATACCAACGGCAAGAACCTTTGTATTATTTTCAAGGGCAGATTCAATATTTGATGCTGTTGGATTTGTAGTTCCGATACCAACATCACCAGATGCAAAAATATCATCTACATCTAACCGACCATAAACACTAACACCAATTCCAGTTGTCTGTAATTTTAATCCCTCTGTAGATTGATTTACTGGTGCATCAAAATATAATTTAACAGCATCACCATCTTCTATTAAAATACCAGTGCTATCTTTTTTTGCCTGTAGTGCAATATTTCCACCATTTTCTGCTTCCGTATTCAATCTTATATAAAGGTTTCTTGCTGAAGAATCAATATAATTGTCATTGGTACCTACTAAATTTTGACTATGATAAATCTCAAGACCATCGGTATCACCAAATTTTAATTTTACATCATCACCAAAAAATACAGTTGTTCTAATTCCTACAGTTGCACCAACACCAATAAATACATCATCATTGAATGTTGATACACCAGAAACATTTAAATTATCTAATTCTGCATGTCCGACTACATCTAACTCACCAGAGAAAGTTGTAATACCAGTAAATCGTGAGTCACCAAGAACATCTAATAATCTATCGGGTTGAGTTGAACCTATACCAATTCTACTATTCGTTGAATCAAAGACAAAATTACTTGCACCACCAACTAAACCCGTATCATCATGAAACTGAATTTGTGTTATCGTTCCACCTGCACCAGATGTTACAGATCCTGAACTAGTCCACTTAACTCCACCTGTTGCAGTTTTTACTAAAAGATTACCAGTGTTACCTGGTTGATTATCCTCTCCATATATTGTTTTATCTAATTTTACATTTCCTACGACATGCAAATTCTGTGTAGGATTTACAGTTCCGATACCAACTGAACCGATACCCACTCTATTATCAAATATAAAATTTGGAGAAGATGCAAATTCATTACCACCAGCACTATTAAATAAAATTTCAAAATTGTCACCTGGTGGGGAAACAGTAACAGTAACAGCAGTGCCAGGTGATCCGTCAGGGTTTAAAAATCCAACAACAGTGACAGCAGCTCCAACAAAGTTTATATCAGTGATACTACTAACACCTAAATTTGGATTTGCATCTGTTCTCGGAACAACTGATCCTTCATCTCTAATAGTTACAGATCCTGGTTGTATTCCTCCTCCAATTGGAACCCAAAACCTTTCGCCAGGTCGATCAATTAATGAAACAATCTGATATTGCGTACCAGACGGAATCGCATCTAATTCTGGTGGATCACCTAAATTAGGTTCTGCCTGTTCTAATCCAAGGTATTGATACCTGTCAGTTGTTAATGAACCTTGTGGAGTTCTTTTGACCCTTCCACTTAAATACTTTGGCATATTATGATGTACTGTTCTCTAAGATACTACAGATAAATTCCATCTGAAGTGGTCCGACTAATCCACCCGTTGTTGTTACTCCAACATTAACTGTAAAGGTATTCGCAATTCCTACAAAAGTTGTTACACCTATATTATTTCCATTTGCTGCTGGATCGGTGCTTCGAGGATATTTTTTTTCTTTAAAATAATTATCTTGTGAACATTTAAAAACAAGTGATTCATTTGTAAATTGAATTGTATTTCCAGTTACAAGATTGTGTGGTGCAGCTGTAGTTACAGAGAGAATTCCTGTCACAGAATCATAACCTGTTCCCCTTACAACTTGTATTTTATTACCATTCTGAGCACCAGACGTGACTGTAATTGCATCTTTTTCCGCACGAATAAAATTATGAAAAGATGGTCTGAAAGTATGGGGTAAAGTTTTTACAATACCTGTATTTGTCTCAAAATTGGTGGATCCAGCACCAACTTTATTAACTGTAAATGCAACTTGTGGTGCGGGAAATATCGAACTTGTTATACCTGCTGTAGAGTCGCAAGTAAAGGCAATTCCTGCCATTGTAATCTCATCATTTATACTAAAGTTATGTGGATCTTGAGTCGTAACTGTAGTTAAACCTGTGGTGTGATCATACTTAACATCATTAATTGTTGTTATACCTGTTTGTTCACCACTAATGACAATTGAATCTGACAAAATCGCAGTTCTTTGAAGGACGAGTCTGCCATCAATCAAAATAATTGCGTCATTTGGAGGTATTTCACCATTCTTTATAATTCTATTATTTCTGACATTTCCTGCTGTTCTTGTAGCAACACTTGTTCTTCGATGTGTAAATGTTACAGTTGGAAAAGTATTAACTCCAACATTTGATACCTGTGCAAACAAAACAATCGCAGATGTTCCAACTGGAGCTTTATACAATTCCTGTTGTCCTGGAGCAACTGGAACTGCAATTGTCAAAAATTTATTTAGTGGTGCGATTGCCATATTATCTTAATGCTAGTATTAATGGTGTAACTTCTGCTTGCAATGATCTACTAAAGTCTCTTCCTGAAATTGTTGAAGTTGTTTGGTTTATCTGTAATCCTGAACCAATATCAAAGTTACCTTTTTGATCGGTTGATGTAAATGGAATTTGTGCTCCATCTTTCGCTACAATTTCATTCTCTTTTATAGGAATTGCACCTTGTAGAGGTGTCGCTATATTTATATCTGTACCCGTACCAACATATTCAAATGAATGAGAACTTGTTAAGACTCGACTAATTCTTTGAAGTGTAAATGGATCGTCTGGAAATAACTCATAAGGAACAAATTCATTAAAGGTTATTGTGGTTATTCCACTTGGATTTTCTGTTTGAGTTGCCGATTCAACTGTAAAATATATTGGTTCCATGACAGCAGTGGCAATTCCAGTTTCACCTTCAATATCCACAACTATATTTTGAGTTGGAAGATAATTTCTACCCTGTGCCACTACACTAATCGCAGTTATATTACCAGTTGGACTTATTGTTGCAGTAGCCTCAGCAATAATTCCTTGTGGTCCTTTTGGTTCAAGTTCTCCATCAGCATCCCTTATTAAAACACTCGGTGGATCAAAAGCACTATATCCACTAGTGTCGGCACCTTCAATTAAATTTATAGATCTCAACTGTTGAAGTGGAGATGTAATTCTTCCACTTCCCACAGTATCTGGATAATTATCCAAATCAATTTTAAAGTATAATGCTTGCCCATCAAATGGTCTTCGAACTGCTCCAGTAAAAGGCATCGTGTTATTTCCATCAGAATCATCTTTAACATTTGCACAAACAACGGTATCTTGACTATCAGCTGCAGTACTGGTTATAAGTTCATTTGCCGTATTTGTATTACTTACAATTCCTGTGAACTGAGTTGATCCTAATCCAACTGCAACTAAACCAAAATTACCAAAAGATGAGTTTGAGTTTGTCAGGTCACACTGTGCACCAGATCCTGCAAAAATACCAATATCACAGTTAATAGTAAATATTGAAACTAATTGTGCATAAGCATCATTTGTTAATGATACACCAATACCATTCTCATTATATTGTGTAAAAGAATCACATACCATAGATTTTAAATCAGCACCTATGGTAGATGCAGTAGCATGGTCTCCATCTATTTTCATTCCAATACTACTTGTCATGAAGTTTGTACAGTTTCTTACATAGGGTGATCTCCATCTTCCACTTGGACCTTCAGTTGCAGGACCAGGATCTTTGTAACCACTAACTGCACCATGTCCAGCACCTGATGGTGGAGGAAACGCAACACATGCTGACCCATCATAACCAACTCCAACATTTGATCCACCAAAGTTTAAATTCTCAACAAGACATCCTCTTCTTACATGAAAAACATCTTTATTTTTATTTTTTGGTTTAATTATAACCAAACGAAGATCCTCTCCTGTAACTGAAACATCCGTTCTTAGTCCGATTGGATTATCCTCTTCATAAACACCAGGTCTAATTTTAATTGTATCAGTCTCAACTGCTATTGATGCTGCAGCACCAACAGTTGCTTTTGCATCACCTTCAAGTAATCCACTATTATTATCAGATCCACTTTTAGAAACCCATATTGTTCTTTTAGTTTGAACTCCAGATGGTCTCCATGAAACACCAGTTCCGACTGATGCTAAACGATAATCATCTTTGACATATAATCCAGATGAATGAATTACACCACCACCTGATACAAATGTATGTGCAACTCCAGCAGATACACCACCATCTCCTAAATTAACTTCAAATTGATTTGTTTGAACATTAGATATAACTAACCATTTACCACTATTTGGATCTTTTGATCTTGGATATGATTGACTACCAGTTACACCCTTGTAGTCACACTGAAATGTTAATGTTCCATCTGGAATTTTAATCGAATCACCATTTGCAAAATTATGATTAGCAATGAAAATTGTCGTAATACCAGTTGTCGCATTATAAAAAGCATTAGTTATATTATTTGAGAGATTCTCAGCAACTGTAGTACCAACGTCATCATTACGATCTTTAATCGTGCTATCAAAATCAACCGCATTACTAAATGTTGAAAAACCAGATACATTTACATTATCTAATTCTGTGTGTCCATCTACATCTAAATCGGCATCTATATCAACAGCACTCTTAAATGTTGAAAGACCACTTACTTTCAAGGTATCTGTTTCTGTATGACCAGTTATATCAATACCACTATCATTTGTTTCTAATTTAAGGTTTCCTGAAGAATATAATTTAACATTATATGAACCACCACCCTCAACTATAATACTATCTGTTCCATTTGTACCTTGTATTTTAATATCCTTGTCAGAATTCGTCTGTTGAATGAATAAATCACCAGTTTCTGCTCTGATATATGAATCACCATCATGATATATCTCTAGTCCGTCTGATGTTCCAAATATTAATTGTTTAGCATCTATTAATCTAACATTATCATTAAATGTTGAAAGACCTGTGACGTTGAGAGTTTCACTAATATTGGTAATATCTAATTCGGTTATTCCATCTACATCTAAATTATCATTTATATCAACAGCAGAACCGAATGTTGATAAACCTGTGATATTTAAAGTTTGTGATTCAAGATTTCCAAAGACTGTAATTCCAGATCCAACAGTTCTTAATTTCTCTATATTGGCAGTAGTTCCATCTTGAGATACTCCTACCAGACTAACTGCACCACTATATCCAATACTTACAGTTCCAAGGTTACCTGGTATTATGTTTATCCCAGAAATAAGTGCAGTATTTGTCTGACCTATTGATATAACATCAGAATCTTTCTGTATAACTGATCTTAAATATCTATTATCATTACCTCCACCAGCAACTTCCAATGAATAAATACCAAAGTTTTCATTTACAATAATTGCACTATCAGATCTTGTTTCTCCACTTGGATGTGGAGCAGTAAATGATCCACCTGTAAGGTGAATCATATTTGAGGTTATTATGCCTGAATTTGATATTTTATTTGTAAATATCTGATTATTAAATGTAGATACACCTACAAACGTTGATATTCCACCCACTCGAAGTGTTTCTGAAATGTTAGTGGTATCTAACTCAGTTCTTCCATCTACATCTAGATTGTCTTGTACATTTAGATTAGAATTTATACCAACCTCACTACCAAATGTTGAGATACCTGTGACATTAAGAGTTTCACTAATATTAGTAATATCTAATTCGGTTCTTCCATCTACATCTAAATCTTGATTTGCATCTATATTTCCATCAAATGTGGCAGTTTCAGATACATTCAAAACATCTAAATCTGTTGTACCGTCTACATCTAAGTCTCCATTTGCATCTATATTTCCATCGAATGTAGAAATATCAGATACACTTAATTGTTTTGTGAATAAGGTAGGTCCAGTGACTGTTGACAGTCCACCAAGAGTTGTAATACCTGTAACACTGAAATTACCCTTTAATTTTGTGTCTCCACTTACATCTAATTTAACACTTGGAGCAGAACTTCCAATACCAACATTTGTCATTCTGTAAATGCCAGTATCTACTCCTACGTGTCCCTCTTCAACTCCCCAAAAATCAGAAGTAAATACAGTAGCTAAACCAGTTCCAGGAACAGCTGCTGCAGTTGCAGTTACATTATCAACTCCAATACCAAAACTGTTTTCCTGTGCAAAATTAATCGATGTAAAAGTTTGAGCAGCTCCAGTAACAGGAACTGACTGACCTTCATTCTCTATTTCAATTCCATCTCCCTGTCCTGGTGCAATTTGTGTCCATCGAATACCAGTTCCAGTTCTTTTTAAAAAGTAGTTAGGTTCTCCAGGTGTTCCCGCACTATCGTAAATATTTCTTGAAATTGAGACACTACCATCAACAACGAGTCTTAAAGATCCTTGAGTATTATCATTAAATTCGTCTGCATCAAATGGTACAGGTTTAATAACATCAGTTCCAAGTCCAACTCCTGATGTTCGAATGCCAACATCATTTACAACTAAATCACCTGAAGATATAACACCATTACTACTTGTTTCAAATTTTTTATAATTTGCATATAGTAATTCTACACCTGCATTATTTGTAAATACTGCGTAATTTTGGTTGTCAGATTGATTTGTTAAAGTAATTACATTTGATCTTATATCAAGAGATCCGCTGGCATCTCCAATTTCACTACCTCCAGCGGTTTTAACATTTATGGTATTAAAAAATGTAGAAACTCCAGCAGAACTTAATTGCTTTGTAAATAAAGTGCTTTTTTGAGTTGTGATACCAGTTAATGTTGATATACCCGTGACTAAAAGAGTTTCTAACTCTAAATCTTTTATCTTTGCTTTTCCAAATACATCAAGTAATTCTGTTGGATTTGTAATTCCAATACCAACTTTACCAGGATTTAAAAGTGAATTTGCACTTAATACTGTTCCACCTATACCTACTTTTAGAAAATCTCTAACTTCTAAATCAGGGAATGATAAACCTTGATTAAAAGTAACTTGACTTGTAAATGTAGCAATACCAGTGATTGAAAGACTAGATGAATTAATTTCAGGAACTATTAAAGATCCCCTAATATCAACATCTTTCAGAAAAGTTACATTTTCGTTAAATTGTGCCTCATTACCAGTTACAGATATATTTGACATATTTTAATCTCCCATACACAAATTATCAATACTTACTTCAACGTCAGTTAAGTTTGTACTACTAATAATATTCAGTTTATTTACATTAAAACTTTTATCTGCCATTGATATTTTTAGTTATTTATGTTGTTATTACTTAATAACTAGTTGACCACCAAAAGATAGTCCATTACCTGTAAATCTCACAGAATATTCTCCTTCAACGTTAGGAGGATCAGGATCAGGTGGAATGACAGTTCTAAATCTTAAACTTGTTTTATCTGATATTCCTGCATAAGAATTACCTGCTGCATCATCAAAGGCAGTGACAGCAATTTGAATATAAAAAGTTGTGTTTGTTGCTAAATTACCACTTGGGTTTATTGTTATCTGACTGGTTCCCGATCCCGTCACCTGATTACTTGTTACGTCAATCGTTTCTACAATATAATCATCTGATGCCCTATGGATAACAATATTTCCACTTTCTGTATCTACTGCTTCAGAGAAATTAAGAACAATATTTGTGTCTATTGCGACTCCTGTAGCACCATTGGATGGAGAAGAACTACTTAAAGTTGGATTAGTTGTATCACCAACCACAGTGGTAAATCTTAAACTTGTTTTATTTGATATTCCTGCATAAGAATTGCCTGAAGCATCATCAAAGGCAGTGGCAGAAATTTGAACATAAAAAACTGTATCGTTTGCTAAATCACTGCTTGGGTTTACTGTTATCTGATCAGTTCCCGATCCCGTCACCTGATCACTTGTTACAGAAATAGTCTCTATGACAGAATCATCTGATGCCTTATAGATAACAATATTTCCACCACTTTGTGCGATTACTTCCTCAGAAAAATTAAGAACAATATTTGTGTTTATTGCGACTCCTGTAGCATTGTTAGATGGAACAGAACTACTCAAAGTTGGATTAGTAATATCACTATCCACAGTGGTAAATCTTAAACTTGTTTTATTTGATATTCCTGCATAAGAATTACCTGCTGCATCATCAAAGGCTGTAGCATCAATTTGAATATAAAAAGTTGTGTTTGTTTCTAAATTACCACTTGGGTTTATTGTTATCTGACTAGTTCCACCTCCTGTGACTTGACCACTTGTTACAGAAATAGTCTCTATGGTAGAATCATCTGATGCCTTATAGATAACAATATTTCCACTTTCTACATCTACTGCTTCAGAAAAATTAAGAACGATGTTCGCATTTAGTGCGACTTCTGTAGCATTATTAGATGGAACAGAACTACTTAAAGTTGGATTAGTGGTATCAGCAGCCACAGTGGTAAATCTTAAACTTGTTTTATCTGATATTCCTGCATAAGAATTACCTCCAGCGTCATCAAAGGCTGTAGTAGCAATTTGAACATAAAAAACTGTGCCGTTTGCTAAATCACTGCTTGGGTTTATTGTTATCTGACTAGTTCCCGATCCCGTAACCTGACCACTTGTTACGTCAATCGTTTCTATAACGGAATCATCTGATGCCTTATAGATAACAATATTTCCACTTTCTACATCTACTGATTCGGAAAAATTAAGAACAATATTTGTGTCTATTGCGACTCCTGTAGCATCGTTAGATGGAGAAGAACTACTTAAAGTTGGATTAGTTGTATCAATAACAGTATCAAAAGGAACAATTGCCAATCCACCCTGTATACTATTTTTATCAGACCAATTTGTATCATTTGCACTGGTTGATTCATTACCATAATAAAAATCATTTGTATCTTGTTGACCAATTGATGATAACCAACTTTTAATATTTGCAGAAGTCCAAGTTCGATTATATTGTAATTTTGTGGCAATTAAACCAACTGCAACTGGACAGGCAGAACTAGTTCCATTAAAATATCTATCGTAACTACGAGGAGATTGTACAGAATTATAAGTATAAAAAGAATCATAACGAGAATGAGAACTCAGTGTTCTATTATCAGAAGCTGCAAATGTATCATCTGCAACAGAATAAAGATCAACAGATTCACCACTACCACTATAATTTACTTTTCTCTCTTTCCCAGATGAAAAATCATCATCTAATGCTCCTATTACAATTGAATTATTAAATGCAGATGGAAAACCTCCCCTATTGAGAGTTTTATGGTAAGTAAGTCCATCAAAAGAAACAAAAAATTGTGTTGAACTTAAAGAACTGTTAGAACCAGAACCAACGTAATTATTATAATCTGAGTGAGTGCTTTTAACCATCTTTTGATTACGGTTTCCAGCAGAACATACAAAAATAACTCCTGCTGCAGTCATTTCATTTGCAGCAGTCATAGTTGATCCACTTACAGGTTCACACTGGATAGCACTACCACCCTGATCAAGAGTTCGATTGGTCATGAATCTTGGAGCAGTCCCTCCTGTACCGTCAGTGTTACCATCCGCATCCCAACTGGTATATTGAACTCCAGTTGTAGTGCCATCAATCGAAGTAGGTCGATAAAAATAGTAACCACTTGATCCTAACGTACTTGGTCTAAATCTTCTCCCCCAACTATTACTAGAGATTGTTGGATTTTTATTCCCATGAGTTGGATGTGTCGGTTTAGTCTGATGAAATATTTTTTGTAAATCAAAACCAACTTCAAAATATACACCACCTGATCCATAAAGATTTAAAAACCATTTATTTGCATTATAAGCCCAACCATACTGTCTCCCGTATGCCTGAGAAGCACATGGTGTTCCATGGCTTCCAGTTCCACCTTTATAACTTTTATTAGTTCCATTACATCTATCCCTATTATAGGATCCTCTATGTGGTCCGTTTGCAAACCAATTACTGCTGTTAGGTGCAGTGATCGTTATATCAAATGTTGATGTCGATCCCGTGCCCGTGCAGGGATTATCTTTAACAATAATATATCCAATCATAGAGTGATTAGCACACCGAATATAATAAACTCCTGCAGTGTTGGGTGTCCATGATGTTGTCGAGTTTCCATTAGCACCTTGACCTGTGGCAGCTGGAGTAGTGACCTGATCTCCAGTTCCAGATGTTAATGCTGTTTTAATGTAAAATGCGTGTTCAGTGCCAACATTTGACATATTAAAGTTGACAGTATCTCCAACATAAAGTCTAACGTATGGAGTGGTTTGATTTATAATAGCACCTGAGTCAGGAGTCACAGTTCCTATACTTGCATAAGCAGCAGATCTTTTTGATGCATCAGACCACCATTCCTTTGCAACAGACTCAACTGGAACTTTTGTTCCATCCCAACGAGTAGTTAATCTTGTACTAGGACTTGCCTCAAACCATGCAGAATCAAGATAATAAGGAGCATCTAAAACTAAATCCAATAAGTCACACATACCAGTTGTGGAAGACGATGAAAATCCACTTCTTAAAGCATTACCACCAACGTAATTACTCGGTGCTTCAGTAGAAGCATTTCCCCCTACACCATCTCCTTGTGAAGCATCATAAGTTTTTATATTTGTAATTGCACTTGGATTGCAGAATTCAATATGCCCAAACCACATATCCTGATCACATACAATTACATCAACATCTAATCCTGTTCCATATTGAGGTAATTTACTATTAACTACGGATGTTGGATCTCCTAATGTCACCCAAGGATTTTTTTTTGCCGAGTGTCGATATAATTGAGCTGAACATCTATTCAATTTATCAGAATTAAAATTTTCACGAATACCACCAGAAGTATTAGTTATTTTTTGTTGATTTTTTACATTTGATGAATATCTATCGGTTAGACTAACTTCTACTAAATCGTCTGGGTTACTCTGATAAGTTCCTGGATATGCACATATATTGACATTTACATAATCTACTTTTGAATTTGATCTAAGTTCAATTGCTTCTGTATCTGTTAATAGATAAATTCCTCTTACATCACTTTGAAGACAATCATTTACACACTCACATTTATCCGTCGGTATATTATCCTCTAATGATCCATCCTTCATCAACTCAGCATGAATGAACTCCCAATCACTTTTTTGAAAACAACCAACACAATATTCTTTTTTTACATCACCTGATGGTTCTTTAGGTAATGTATCTTTAAATGCTTCAAAATCTGCTTTTCGACTTTCATAATTATCAAGATCAGTTAAACTCATAATTTACACTATCTACCTAAATCTGGTACATCTCCAGTTCCAGAAACAACTGGTCCAGATATAAATTTATCACCTGCAGGAGGATTTTTAAGGTAATCCTCACCAACATAACTACCTTTAAATACTCTTTGTAAAAAACCACCAGCAGTTTTCTCAATCAAATTGCCAATAAGACCTTTTGCTTGAACTTTCGTTCCTTTCAAAGTCACTGTTGATGCAGCATTTAAAGTTATGTTTCGACCAGCTTTTAAATCAATATCTTCATCTGCCTGAACAATTACACTTCCTCCAGCAATTTTTACCTGACCATTACCCATCACGGTTATTGTAATATCTCCCTCGACTGAACTAATTTTAACTGATGTATCACTACCACTATTCTTAGATCCTGCGACCACCTCAATTGTTCTTTCATTATGAAGTCGATAAACTCCAGATTCACTTAAAGCAGAAAACTGTTTATCCTTATTATCTGTAACAGCATACTGTAAATATGTATTTGGACCATCAGATCCCATCTGTGGATTATTCACATCAAGTCGAAACTTAGGACCTTTACTATCAATCCTTCTTGCTTCCCAATTTTGATTTGATTTTTCTGCCATTAGTAACCACCTCCATATCCACCACCACCTGATGGAGGAGTGCTTGGTGGTGTAGTCGTTGATGTATTATTTGTCATGGTTGATGTTGAAGTTATAGTTGGTTGATCCGTTATAGTGTCTACTTGTGTGGTGGTTGATGCGACACCTATAACAGATGGTGTGAAACTTTGCTCTGGTGTGTCATAAATTATTTCATGTGGCACTGAAGTGTGAACTGCACCTACCATTTTTTCACCAGTTTTAGGATGGAAATGATAAGGACCATAATATGGTTTACCGTTTACATATCCCACAATTTGATTAGTTTCTGGTCCTACGCAATCTATGACTTGAATTATATCACCTTGTGGAGTAAGAGGTAATCTACCTATTATTGGTTTGATAAGTGCACCGACACCTGTAGATGAAGACACAACAATTTTAGGTATTTCAGTAATTCTAACATTATTTATTGGAGTCGCAGATATGATTACACCATTGTTAATCGTCAAATTATATCCATCTGCAGACGCATCAACATATCCTTGTCCACCATCCACTACTTTAGTTCCAATAACACCAACAGGAGTTTCGTCAGAATTTATAACATCATCAGTATTTGCACTCGGATAATTTTCTCCATCAGAAATCATATCTACACCGATAATTTGACCATAAGTATTTGAATTTGGATCATAATCAATAATGGCTCTTCCAACTGCACCATATCCTTGTCTACATGGATCTTCAAAACTTACAACGGGAGGAGTCGTGAAGTATGTTGAACCTGGATCTGTAATCTCAACACCAATAATACTTGCAGTTCGACTCACATCCGCAGTAACATCAGATAATCCTTCTGTATTATCTACGATACCACCTAATATAACTCGACCCAATCCACCAATACCATCACCACCAAAGAAACTGACAGTGGGAGGTCCACAAAAAGTTTTAGTCGCACAGTCTGGTTTTGTTAAAGGACCACTATCGGCACCAAGTGTGTCTGCAATATTCATATTTTTTAAAACATTATCATAAGCATCCTGTAAATCGAATGTTCTAGCAGCACCGTATCCAAGAGTAAATTTTTTGACTTGACCCACACATTTACCATCACTTTGATTACAATCCAATACTCCACCAATCGATTTAAATACGTCAGAACTACTTCGAAGAAAATCTTGAACTTTAAAACTTTTTGGAACAATATCACTCAATCCCTCAAGTGGTGCATCAAGAGCCGATGATATATCATTTGTAATTCCATTTAATAGTGAACCAGCTAATTGTTCAGTAATACATGTTCCAGTATCCACCACTTCAAAAACAGCTGATGTAATCATATCTCGAATTGTTTGTCCTAATCCATTAACGACTTTACCACTCAAACAGTTAAGATCATCTTGAAGTGATTTTACTTTTGATACTTGTGATTTTTGTGCTTCAATACCTGCAATTTTTGCAAGACCACTATTTTGGGTGGCTGCAAATACAGTTCCATATACTTTATTATACAATGAATCTAATCCTCCCTGAAGTTCAGGAATCATACCTGAATACAAAGATTCCATCATTGTTGACACTGCACTATTTGATAAATTTTGTATTTTTTTAGTTACGTTCGCAACATCAGATAAAAAATCTGTGCTCTCACTCGCAACTGATAGTAAATTATCCAGACTTGCAGATACTTTTCCTATAAAATTATCAGCACAAGCATCAGCAGGTATTTCTGACTTTCCAAAAGTAGATGATGCTGATATTTTATCTTCACCTTTACCTACTTTTCGTGTGACAGGAGATTCTTGTGAATCTGGGTCTGTGCCACCAGATTCATCCTCTTTCAATGTACCACTTACAACTGATATATTATCATTATATCCAGTAAATGGTATAAATCCAATTGATTCTGAGGGTAGATCCTTTCCAATACCTTTTGTTCTTGCAAAAGATCCTAATATCATAGGTTGTTGTGCGGTTTCACCATCAAGGAAAAATCCAATTACAACATCACCTGGTCTTAGTTCGATAGATGTTGCAAAATTTGCTCCTCCCGTTCCTGATGTAGAGGGAAGCATAACATTAGCCCATGGTAAATCTTCATCAGGCAAATCTGCCTTTGAAAAAGGATGATATCCCATGATACGAACCTTTAATCGATTACCCCATGTTTTACTTCCTTTTTTTGGTGCAAGTTGTTCCCCTTGTGCTGCTGATGGTGCAATTTGACCTACCCACCAACGGAAACCATCCTTTCCTACAAAATTAGTTTTAAGTAATGATTCGTCTATCATGATTCGTCTCCAGTCAATCCAAATGTATCTCTCACTAATGTCATAGAAGTAAATGATCTTTTTGCCTCAAAATGATGACATAATTCTTTTATTAAATATTTACCACCCGTTTCTTGGTCAAATTCAATAGAATCCTCTCTTGATATTTTAGGAAATCTACAAGTTATAACATCTCCAGCTCTTAAATCTGTATTGCAAGGAACAGTCATACTTAAACTTTGTGTCATTAGTAAATTATATCTAACAATATTTTGTCCTTGATATTCTTCAGGAGAATAATTAGTATCGGTGGATACACCCACTGTTGCACCGACATCAACAATTTGAGATACAACTCTTGTCGGAAGTTGATCTAATGTCTGAGTTGCATCATCAGATATTTTAGGTAACTCTAAATCTCTACCAAGATTTTTTATACCCTCTTTTGCTCCGTAATTATATTTTGTCTGTGAAAAAACAAAATTTAAAGGGTTAAATGCCAATCTAACAAATGAATAAGTTCCCATTCTTAAGTTTTCGATTAAGTTTTGATTCTTGTCTACACTGTACTGTAGAATTTTGTAATCATTATTTCGAGTTATTGAACTTTCATTTACATCTGTGTAGGTATATGTTGCCTTTGACTTTTCTTTAATAAGAGAATCAATAGATGCAAATTTAAATCCATCTTGAGTTTGAAAAAATACAAATCCAGCTGTCGCATTTTTTGAAACATCAGGAACTGATTTAGATGCTAATGATATTAATGTTGAAAAAGGTTTTCTAAGATTACCAACAAAATTATAAGATCCTCTTGTATTTTCCACAGTATATCTAGATTCATCTACCACTAAGACATCTTTCAATATTTTATTTACAGAATTACTAATTGTTCCATTGTATCTTTTCATCACTCTGGTAGTTTCGTTTGTGATTGCCTCTCTTGATACTAAATTAAGTAAAAAACTTTCTCTCTGTTCTTCTTGAAGAACTTGGGTAATACTTGATACAAACAGATATTTTTTAGGATCTGATGAAAAATCAAGTCCAGTTTTTTCTGATCCTGCCTGTGTTTCTCCTTGATCTATAATTTTCATCGACAATCTCTCACCACCCCTTAGAGGAAGTCCATTATAAATTGATTGTTTTGCACCATCCGTTTTCTTTGGATCAATGGTATCTTTGGGTGAAATACTATCACCTGTGTTTATGACTCTTATTTTTGCAGTCACAGTAGGTGAGAGAATATCCTCATAATAATCAATACTGACAACACCTGATCTCAAATCAACTGTTCTTTCTTGATCATTTGACTCAAGTATGAGTTCTTCAAAACTGGATGCTTCTGATGCTGACATATGTTAAAATAGAGATAAGGCGAATTGATCTTTAATACTGTTATCTTTTTGAACTATAATCTTAGTTTTACCTTTAGATCTCATTCCTCCATGTGATTGAGACTGACCACCTTTGTTTCCAACAATCATTACAGTATTTTTAGATTTCCTCTCTGGTGTGATTGTGGTCGTGCTCACTGTTTTTTTAGGTTTACTTATATTTAACTGATATGCCTCTTTTGCTGCTTTAATTTCCCTAAAGTCAGTTGTTGTGGATCCATCCTCTCTTATAATGGTAAACTTACCACTACCTGATTTACCACTAGAAGATCCTTCCATTTTTAAATTTGTAGGTTTTCCGTCACTTTCTTTGGTGATAGTTGATTGAACTTGCTCAGTTAAATTAGAATTTTCAGGTCCGACAATATCAACACCTGTTCCTGCCTTTTCAATTGTTTTTATTGTATCATTAAATTCATCAGATTTTGATGCCATAGTTTTTTGAACATCACTGACACTTGATTTAAGTTCTTTATCCTTTAAATCTTTATCTGTCAACTCTCGATTTATTTCTTTTTTTACTTTTTTCTTCTTTAATCCAAGAAAACTCTTAACACCATCTAAAAGTTTGTCTTTTATATTAGTAAATGCATCTTTTAGTTTTCCAAATGCTCCCTTAATTACATCTCCAATATCATTAAAATTTAAATTTGATATAACATCAAAAGCTTTTCCAATAACCTTACCAATAGATTTAAAAAATCCAATCACACCATCAAAAAATGCTTTAAATTTATCTACAATATCACGAATTACTTTAATTACTTTTTTAATAAAATCAATAATCTGAGGTAATTTATTAAGTACAAATCCAACCAAAAGTATTTGAATGAGTGACATTAATCTTTCTAATGGTCCTTTTCCAGAAGTTCCTTTTGTTTTTTGACCCTCTCCCTTTTTTTGAGATTTTTCTTGTTCTAATAGAGATTCTTTTTCCTGTCTTTTTTTCTTCTCTTCTCTATACTTTTGAAACCTTTCAGAGGTTGCTCTCAGTCTTTTCTTAATTTTAATATTTTTTTGTACAGATTTTGTCAATCTCTTACTACTTTTAGCGACACCCTTCATTGCACCTGCAGACTTTGATGCTATTTTTGCTCCGATTTGTAAAACTGCTGATGCTGCCATATTATACTAAAATATTATATTGAGTTTGTGAGTATAATGTGAAATTATTATCAGAATTTGATGCAGATATATTTGGAACTGAAGATGCTAGATTTCCACTACCAGACGTTCCAACTGAACCACCACCTACATTCGTAGTTGCATCCACAATATTTGGAGGTGCTTCATTAAGTGTGGAGACACTCACTTTTTTATTAGGATTAGAATTTATTTTAGGAGATCTCGTCATACCATTAATTTGTGCTTCATACTTATCTCTTATTTCTTTTTTTTCTATATCCACTGCGTCACTGAATGTACCATCTCTTAAAGACTTTTTACTAGCCGTTTCTCTTAATTTATTCTCCGCTGCTTCCATATCACCTCTCATATTATCTCTTATACCTATTACTTTATCTCTTTTCATAATATAATTTGCGACTATTTCTTTTTGTTCGGGTGTTCCTGCTTTTTCTATGGTAAAATTACTTTTTGATCCACCTTGTGACTGATATTTGTCAGCAACATAAAACTTTTCATCTTTACCTGTACCTGTTACTGTAATGCCAGCTTCTGTTAGAGGACCTTTAAGATCATTAAATTTTTGCTGAAATTTGCTACCACCAGCGAGTTTGGTTGAAGCAGCGTCAACACCCTTTTTCATAGCAAACAACACACCAACCCCCGCTGCCAGTCCAAGTGCAATCAATCCTGCTGGACTTGCCAGAAATCCTAATATCGCACCACCAATAGAAATGACGGCACTTGCCACACCAGATATAATGCTAGGTAATGCCAATAGACCACCATTTAAAGCAAGAAATATACCACCAACCACTGCGACTGACTTAATTATAGTATTTCTCATCTTTTTGAATGTTTCAGTATCACCAGACATTTGTGCCTGAATCATTTTAATTCCTTTATTTGCTATAAATCCACCAAAAAGTAACATAAAAGCATCAGCTAATCTACCTAATACACCCTTCACGGTTTTACCAACTGCCTCTACAGGTTTAAGTAGAGTTTTACTTATCGATTTACCAACACCTTCTAATAATCCCTCTTTCTTTTTAGATTTGTCTTTTTCATCTTTTAATATTTGTTTTCTTTGTGCTTCTCTTTGTATTGACTTTTCTCTCTCAGCGTCATTTACTAATATCTGAGAAACTCGATTAGTATTTAATATAACGACGTTTTTTAATAATACTATCTCTCTTGAGTTTTTTTCTATTTGCTTGACAAGAGGATCTGATCCCTCTCTATTAAAAACTTTATTTGCATTTATCTTTCTTCTCTTTAAAATAGGGCTACCACCAACACCACCTCGCATTGAAGTCATCTTATTACTAAAATTTTCATATGCTGGAGAGTTATCCATTACCTTGTTGTCTTTGTTTTAAGTTTTCTTCTTCAATATATTGTTCTAAAAGAGCAATATATACATCTTTTTCCCATGGTATCATGTTTTCAATCTCTGTTAATGAATATTTATGGTGCTGCATCAAAGCAAAGTTAATCTTATAGTATGACTCTAAACTCGCATGAGCCATACCTACTCGAAAAAAGACGATAACCCTTCTAAAACGATATCACTTTTTACCTTTGTCTCTGGATTCGTCACTTTAACGGTATGAGACAATTTAGGCATGGTATCAAAGAAATTTTCAATCTCTTTAAATTGTTTTGAATTTAATTGATCCAAAAACTCAACCATTTCCTTTTTTGTACAATCCGCAGATGTCCAAGATTCTTCTTCATTGTATATTTGATCAATACATGAGATAATTAAATCAAATGACTCCTCAACTCCAATATTACCAGTTAAATCAAAATTACTTTTTATAAATTCTGATAAAGAAGGATATTTCATTCTTAATACTAAATTATCATCTAATTTTATATCTTTGTTATGATCAGGATGTTTTTGAACTTTAATTTCATCAAGTGGAATCATCACAGGAACTTGTGTTTTTTCATCATCAGGACATGTAATGAGAACTTCGACATTCTCACCAACTGATTTTCCCCTTATATTTAAAAAGAGATATTCGATATCAAAAGTAGATAATTTATCAACCTTAATTCCTCTTGATAATATACAATTATTAATTACACTTTTAATTGCATTCGTTATCTGTTTCTGATCTTCAGATTCCATTGCAATAATCAATATCTTCTCCTCTTTAACTAAAAATGGTCGATATTTTATTTTTCGATCAGAAGAAGGTAAAACCAACTCATATGTCGGTGTTGCAATTTTTGGTAATGGCATAATGTTTATAGCACTTCAGTAGTTTTATTTATAGGACTTTTTTAAAATCCTGACAGACTAAAAATTTTGGGGAATTTTTTTTCCCCGATTTTTGAAATTAAAAGTCAATTTTGGTTTAGACTCTTGCCTTTTTAATGTTCTCACTCTTCTTTCTATTAAAAGAAAGACTTGTTTCCTCTCCTGCAATATATCTCTCATAACTGAACGTTACATTAGTTCTCAGCACATCAGAACTACCATACTGAACAGGAGTAGAAGAAAAATTGATTGGGAACAACCCAAAGAAAGTATATTCTATCTCTGAACGATAATCAACATTAAACTTTATAATTTTTGTCTTGTCACATTTATAACCTGCCGAACCTCTTGGATATCTCATTCGATAAAAATATCCCAAGTCAGTTTTCTTTAAAGGTGAAGTTGGTGACTTTTCTGATCCAGTTGCAACGTAATCTATCCAGTGTTCAAAAAACTTTATCATTTTATAATCTTTATCAACATAGAAATCAAGTGATAACTCTGTAAATATTCTTGTATGTGCGAATTTTTCTTGTACACCCGTAAAATTACCAAATATATCAGTTGTTGCAAGAGAACTACCTGGTATTGATGCTTGATTACATAATAATCCAGCGTTCTCCGTTATAAATCTTCTATTTACCCCCTTTGTACCAAGAAACTGAAATAGGTCTCTTGATAGACCATCAAAGAACACCTGATAATGAGATGTTTGAGCTACATTAGTCAGTATTGGTTTGATATCAGCTATTTTCTTAGGACGAACCATCTAAATACTTTATATTTTGTCTTACTATCTATTTAGATGTCATATAAAGGTAGATATAGACCATCGAATCCAAAAAAATACAAAGGTGATTCATCTAACATAATATATCGATCACTTTGGGAAAGAAAATTCATGGTTTATTGTGATAATCAAACGAAAATACTTGAATGGGGAAGTGAAGAGATTGTATTACCCTACCGATCACCCATTGATAATAAAGTTCATCGTTATTTTCCTGATTTTTATATCAAAGTCAAAGAATCTAATGGTAAAATAAAAAGATACATTATTGAAATCAAACCTAAGAAACAGACAGTCGAACCGAAGATGAAAAAGAAAAAAACGAAGGGATATATCTACGAAGTCTATGAATATGCAAAAAATCAGGCAAAGTGGAAAGCAGCAGAGGAGTTTTGTAAGGATCGAATGTGGGAGTTTAAAGTATTAACTGAAGATGAATTAGGAATCAAGAAATGAATAGTTATCCCACCGATGATAAAGAAAATCGTGTGAGATCTGTAGTCTATGGTCTTATTGGCACGGAAGAAGCTGATGATATCATGATTGAGTTGATGGATAATTTAAGTACAACAGCAACATCATCTCCAAGTGTCGGAAGATATTATGTATTTGTTTACAGTGCCAAAACTCCCAACATCCAATACGATTCGAATCCATTAGTCGCAGTGACCGATGTATTTGAATGGGGTTTTCGTGGCATCAATCTTCATGTAGGTCAATATCGTAATTATACGTACAATGAACTGGTTGGACAACTATATGAAGTCAACTCATATGAGTTATCTGATGTAAGAGAACTGCCATTTGGAAAAATGCAGCTAAATAGTTAAAAAAAGATATAAATGCCGAATTTTTTTGTAGATAGTAACAAACAGAGAGCAGCTAACGAAGCCTTGGCCAGAGGTGAGAAGGATTATATGCAAACAGGATTGAAGGCGCCTGCATCTAATACAACCAATACAAGAAAAACAAGAAATAGAAAATTTAAATCACTTAGATATCCCGTGGCAAGATTAGAAAGTGATAGTGATTATCTTGAAATCAAAGTTCTTGAATATCAACCACCAGGATTTGAAACAAGTGGCACTGGACAATCTCTCCGACTACAAACAAGTTCAGAATCCTTAAAAAATAACGAAATTATATTAGGTACAATTTTTCTTCCAATTCCAGAAGCAATTACTGATTCAAATGGTGTAACATGGGGTGAGGATAGTCTGAATGGACTTGCTGCTACTGGTCTTGGAATTGCGAATGATATAATAAATGCAGATAGTGTTCAAGGTGCATTAAAAGCAGGAGGAAATCGTGGAGGTGAAGCAGTAAAACAATTATCAACTGATGGGGGATCCATATCCGCAATTAATGCCATATTTGCATCTGCAGCAGTCAATGCTTTAGGTGGTAATACAAGTGTAGGAGGTGTTCTTGCAAGACAAACAGGAGCAGTATTAAATCCAAACATGGAATTATTATTTGGTGGAGTTCAGTTAAGACAGTTTAGTTTTAGTTTTGATTTTGCACCCAGAGATGAAAACGAAAGTATTGTAATTAAAAAAATCATTCGTGCTTTCAAAAAAAGTTTAAATGCAAAAAATAGTTCAACTAGTGAAAGTAATAGTAGTGGACTCTTTATAAAATCACCAGATGTATTTCAACTAACTTACAAAACTGGTGCAAAAAATCATCAGTTTTTACATAAATTTAAACCAATGGCACTCTTGAATATTGGAGTCAATTATACTGGTGCAGGGACATATGCCACTTATGATAATACCGCACCCGTTCATACAAAAATCGATCTTACATTCCAAGAGTTGAATCCAATCTACTCTGAAGATTATGATGTAGAAGAAGGTCTGGAGGGTACAGGATTCTAATGGGATACTTCAGAGAACTACCAAATTTACAATATCAATCACCATACTCAAATCGGATTTCGAGTGAGAGTTATATTACTGCAAAAAATATATTTCGTAGGATGAAAATACGTGATGATCTAAAAAATGTTTTTAGTATTTTTAATAAGTATGAAATTGATGATGGAGATAGACCAGACAATGTTGCGAAAGAACTTTATGGAAAATCTAATTTTGATTGGGTGGTTTTACTCACAGCAAATATTGTGAATGTTCGTGATGAATGGCCACTATCAAGCAAGGAATTATATGACTTCACAGTATCAAAGTATGGTTTAACAAAAATTAATGAAGTCAAGCATTATGAAACAACCGAAGTCAAAAACAATCGTGGAATTGTTATTTTACCAAAAGGAAAAGTGGTAGATGATAATTTTAAAATACCAAATCCAGAAAATATAAACGCAGAATTAAATCCTGTTAGAGGGGTAACATATTATGAATATGAGAGTATTTTAAATGAAGAAAAAAGAAATATTGATGTTCTTCGATCAGAATATTTACAACAATTTTTAAATGACATAAGAAATGAGATGATCTATAAGAGATCATCTCAATTTGTAAACGATAAATTGGCAAAAACAGAAAATACTAGAGTTACAAATTAATTATTCCTCTGCAAGTTTCTGAAAGTATGAAAGGGCATCATCATCATCTTCGTTTACAGATGATGGTGTTGTAGATACGGCAGCAGTAACTAACTCTTCAGCAGCACCACGATCAGTATCTTCCTCCTCTATTACACTAGTTGGTCTCTTACTACCAAGCACATACTCTAGACGTTTTTTTAAGTCATCATATGATTTGAACTGATCGGCATCGACAAACTCTTTAAGAGAGTTTTCTTTCTTCCAAACAGATTCAAGTGCGTCATCATCATCAAGCAAAGGAGTGACAGTAGTGAACTCAGAACTATCATAGTTTCTGTATCCTGCTACATTCTTTGCCTTGAGTTTAAAGTTCGCACCTTGCCAGAAATCAAATGGATCGATTGCTTCCTCATCTTCGAACTCAGGTTGCATTGCTGCTGTGAGTTTATCAAAGATTTTTTTACCATACTTATATAAAAATACCTTTCCTTCGTTCTCAGGATTGGCAGGATCTTTTACAACATAAATGTTGCTGATGTATGTAAGTTTACGTTTCTGTTTACGAGCAGCATCCTTACCTGCATCTGTTCCATTGTTCCATAACTGAGAGTTATACTCTGATACGGGATCTTTCTGACCAAGTGTAGTGAGAGAGTTTTCAATATACCATCCACCAGGACCTTGGAATGCATG